GGGATTATATTGGTTAGTTGCCGCAGATTACGGTAGAACCAGGGCAGAATTTGAATATTTAGTAGATGATTTTGCTAGATTAGGCCTTTTAAAGAAGGCCTCTAAGAGAGTAGATCCGGGCAGGATAGAATTATCTGATGGTACTGTAATAGAAACTAAATCAGCTAAAGATCCCCGTACTCTAGCCATGAGAGCACCTGATGGAATTATAGGATGCGAGGCATCTCAGCTAGATTTAGAAAGTTATTACAGGATTAGAGGAAGATGTGCACCAAAAGCAGCATGGATGTTCCTAGCAGGTACATTTGAGGGATCACTTGGGTGGTACCCCTCCATGTTTCAGGCATGGAAATACGGAGAAGGAGATGAAAAATCTTTTTCTCTCCCTTCATATACCAATAAACACTTATATCCGGGAGGTAAAGATGACCCTGAAATACAAAAGCTTAAAAATGAAGCTAGTGATGCTTTCTTTATGGAGAGGATTGAAGGTGTTCCTTCACCTCCTGTGGGAGTCGTATTCCAAGAATTTAGACCTGACAAGCATATATCAGAAACAGCTAGCTATATCCCCGAAGAACCCGTGCACCTGTGGATTGACCCCGGATATGCAGGCGGTTATGCTATCGAAGCGATACAGATCGTCAATGATCAGGTTAGACTTATCGATGAAGTCTATGAACAGTCACTTATTACGGAAGAGATGATTAATATTTGTCAGAATAGAGAATGGTGGAAGGATGTTAAGTTTGGAGTTATTGATGTTGCAGGATATCAGCATCAGGCAATGAGTGCACCTGCAGAAGTATGGATGAATGAAACAGGATTGTTTCTTGATTCAGAAAAAGTTAAGATAAATGATGGTACTGAAAAGTTAAAATCAATGTTAAAACTTGCCCCAAATGGAGAGCCAAGACTTATAATTAACAAACAATGCAAAGGTATATTGTCAGAATTTGGTGCAGCACCTAATCCTTTTAATGGACAGACACTTGTTTACAAGTGGAAAACAGATCGTGATGGAAATATAGTTGGCAATCAGCCGGAAGATAAGTATAATCATGGGGTGAAAGCTGTAATATATGGCTTGATTAATCATTTTGGTTATGCTCATATTGAAAATAGAAGTACAATTCGTGTAAAGAGATGGTAACTTGGCAAAAAGAATAAAACCTGAACAGATTATAGATAAAGTAGAGAGTCATTACGAGGCTACTGAACCATTAAGGAACAGAATGGATAAGGATTATTCCCTTTATAGACTTGATCCTTATGATGCAGGTGACGGCTACCAATCTTACACATCAAACGAGCCTTCAACTTATGCAGATAAAATAATTTCTTTCGTTACAGGAAGTGAAATGGTAGTCAGGATTCCTAATGTATCTGAAAAAGAAGGCGACAGAAAGAAAAATAATTTGAAAGAAAAATTCTTTTTAGGTATATTAAAAAGTGCTGATGAAAGAATTAAAAGATCCTCAATGCCTTCAATTAAAAACCAACTCGCTTGGTATATAGCTTTGAGAGGATGGTATTCGGGAAGGGCATTACTTGCAAAAGATAAAGATGATAAAACTTATGTAGATATTACTCCATGGGATCCAATGCACACTTATTGGTCACTCGGTAGTGAGGGCTTGGAGTGGGCTTGTTATAAAGTCAAGAAATCCAAAGACCTAGTAGAGAGTCAGTATAATATTAAACTCCCAAGAAACGAAAATTATGACGATGAGGATTGGATAGATGTATATGATTACTATGATAAAGAAATAAATACAGTTGTCCTTTCTAATGGAAGAGTGGCAAAGAAAGCTACCCCACATGGAGCAGACAGAGTCCCTGTATTTTTGGGGCCTGTAGGATCTGCACCAATGATTCAGGCACTTAACGATATGACTCCTATTGATGATACTATTGCAGATTATGGAGAAAGTGTTTACAAGCATAACAGAAATAATTATGAAAAGAATAATCAGATAATGTCTATCATGCTTGAATTAACTTCAAGAGCAAGACGACAGGGATTAAAGATTACTTCAAGAGATGGAATGAAAACACTTGATGAAGACCCTTATAAAGAAGGTACAGAAATATCCTTGGCACAGGGAGAGAATGTAGAGCCATTAGGTTTAATGGAAGTGGCTAGGGAAACAGGATCCTTTATGGGATTGATCTCAGGTGAAATGCAAAGAGGTAGTGTACCTCATACATTATACGGAGATATACAGTTTCAATTATCAGGATTTGCAATCAATACCTTAAGACAAGGTATTGATTCTGTAATTTCTCCAAGAATAGATGCACTTGAAAAAGCTTATACAGAATTATGTATGTTGTTATGTGATCAGTATATGTCAGAATCTTTTGATAGTATGGAACTATCAGGGCAGGACATGAACAGGCAATACTTTAAAGAAAAAATTAATCCTAAAGATATTAAAAATACAGGCGATATAATAATCACATTCGTTGGACAGTTACCACAGGATGATTTAACAAAGATGAATATGGCTCGGATAGCAAGAGATGGAGAAGCTCCATTGTTACCTGATATCTTTATAAGAGATAAGATCCTTGGATTACAGGACACAGATATGATTGATGATGCAATTAAAGAACAGACAGCAGAAAGGATATTACCTGAAGCTGCACTTTGGACTTTACTGCAATCAGCAGAAGACAGGGGAAGACCCGATCTTGCTCAGTTCTATTATGGTGAACTTATTACCATGATGACAGAAAAGCAGACTAGACGATTACAATCTCAGCAGGAATTACAGCAGGCACAACAGCCTCCACAGCCTCAGCAACCACAACAACCTAGAGGAATGGATCCGAGAGTAATGCCTAACGCAATGGCAGGTGCACCTCCCCCACAACCAACTCCACCTCAGGGAATGGTAGCACCCGGAACTCCAAGACCCGGAGCAATGAGTCCTGAAGAAAGAATTAGAAGACAAGCATTAAGATAGGAGAATAAAATATGGATCCAAATAGTTATTATGAAGCACAGCCATCAGGCTTAGGAACAAAAGTAGGACTAGGAGTAGGGGCAACCCCCACAAGCAGTTCTCTTATGACTTATGCCAAATCTTTTTATGCAAGACTTTCCGAAGCTACTACATTATATGATTCTACTGTTGCAGGTAAAGGGGATGTCAGAGATTTTGATCAATATCGTGGAGCTAGCCTTCCTGTAGTAGTAAAATTTCCTGTAGGATATACTGCCCAAGATAGATATAGATGGTATGAAAGTAATAACTTTTTTAATATAAGTGGAGCAGCTACAGGTAATTGGAAGCAGATTACAAGTGATGCCTATAAAGCTTTAGGATGGAGTCAGGATATAGGAGGAAAATGGAATAAAGCAAGTTTTGGTAAAACTGAAATTCCTGTCATAGATGCTGTAACAAAACAGATAGCAACTACTGAGCCTGTAAAAAGTGCGATTATTCCCGGATTACAAGTTCAAGCATCACAACCTGAAACAATTAAGCAGGGAGATTCAGTTACTTGGGGAGCTAGTTTAGCAAAAGGAGATACAGATCAATGGCCTGTAGAATCATGGATAAAGCAAGATTTACCTAAACTTTTTGGAGTATCAGGGCCTGAATCAAGTATGGGAAGAAGATATATGTCAGGCAATTTAACTTTACAAATACCTTCGAATATAGATTTATCTCAATTCATATCACTTACGGGGCCACAACCTGTTGACAGAAGAAATGACATTGTTTTACCTTGGGGCGTAATTGCAACTAAAGGAAACGCTAATAATACCTCATTATGGGGAACTAGAACTCCTGAAAAATTTGGAATAACAAAAACTATTAATAAAGGTACTCCTGAAGAACAGCTTATATATGAAGATGTATTAGGAGATATTGGAGAACCATTATTACAACAATGGCAAGATGCTGATGTTACTTATCAGACTACTAGCCCATTTGGAATATTAGATGCTCAACAAAGACTTGATGCTGAAAGAGCTGCACAAGTAAGTGGCAGATCTGTTGAAGAGGAAATAGCTGACAGACAAAGAGCAGATTATCTAGGAAAAGTAGGAGGAAGCTTTCTTCCTGCAGGAGATATACAAGCTTTCATGTTAGATGAAAAAGTAAAAGATTATCTTAGAACACTTCCTCAATTTAAAGACAGATCTATTGATGAAATGGATTTTCAATTAACTTACGCAGGAGATAAAACCTTACCTTTAACTAATGTTACTGTAACATTCCCAAAAGAAGGTGGAGTAGGAGCTGTTTTAGATGAAGAAACTCTTAAAAAAGTAAATATAGCTTTAGGGGAAGCTTTAAGGACAGGGTTTCCTACAGCTAAAGAAGCACAGGATAAAGTTATAGCAGATAAAGGCTATACAGTAAAAACATTTGCAGATGGTAGTGAAGCTTTAGTAGATAAAGATGGTGTAGTAATAACAGATAGTAAGACAGATGGTCTTTGGGATTTACCTGAAGCACTTGCCCCTGCTGATCCTATGTCTGCAGCAGAAGCGGCAGCAGCACCTGCAACTACAGGTATTTTTAAAACTACAGTAGGAGGACAAACAGGAGGATTAGGATCTATTCCTTTAGGACAAAACTTGGCAGCTCCCGGAGTTCCGATGCCCGGATCTTTACAACAACAGGCATTGTCAAGAGTTTCTATGCCTGACTACATGAGAGCATTACCTGCGGCTATGCCGGGTGGTGGTGTTCCTTTAATGAGAGGATTATATGAAACTCCATTAGGATTATCACGAAGTGCTTATGACTTAGCTACACAAATGGGGACATTTGATCCTCAAACAATTCCGGGTGGTACAGGAGCTCAGGCATTTCAGCAATACTTAAGTGGACAACCTGATTGGAGAGGAGATCTTCAAAGAGGATTGGCAGGTATAGAAACAGTAAAACAAAAAATAATTAGTGGAATTTCTCCAAATCAATTATCTCCTCGTGAATTTGCTATATATGAAAGTTATATAGGAGGGACAAAAGATGATCCTTATGCAGGAGCTCAAAGAGAATTATCTTTAAGGCAACAATTAACTCAGATGTTACCAATGCCTTTAAGATCTTCAGCTCGTAGCAATTTACAAAATATATATGATCAGGCATTAGCAACTAGACCTACTACTGTAGGTGGTATGCCACAAACATTCATGTATGGAGGAGCAGGAAGTCCTTTTAGGGGAATGCCTCCAATGCAAGTTTCGGGATCTACTCCTTCTGTACAATCAGTATCAGCAACTGCTCCTATTAATATGAATAGTTTAGCTCCACCTCCAACAACTAATACAATGGTAGCAAGTGCACCAGCAACAGGAACTCCCGCAGGAAGTCCTATGGGGTCAGCAGATGCTAATCTAATTAATAGAACTGAAGGAGTTATTATAAAAGATAGATATAACAGAGTAGAGTTAATGACTCCTGAAGAAGCTGATAATTATTATAGAGATTTATTAGACAAAGATCTTTTATCTGTAACAGAAAAACAAAGAATATTATCTACAGGAAGATATCCTAATACTGCTCAATTAAATGAAGAATTAATGAAGTATGGTATGTCTTATAAAGATTGGATGGATCCTAATAGACAGCTTAAAGAAGCATTAGCTCAAAACGAAGAACGAAGAAAAAAAGCAGAAGCAGAAGCTAAGGCAAAAGCAAATCTAATAAAAGCAAATGCAAAAGCACAAGCAGATGCAATAATAGCTTATGAAAATATATACGGAAAAGGAAGTTATGCTTTGAATAGGATAGGTGAAGCCGGAGGGGCTCCTCCATTTGTTCCCGGATCAGAAGGAGCACCGAAGCAGACAACTGCAGATTGGGGAGATAAAAACCCGTGGGACAATTTACCGATTAAAACTAAACTACAACCATTTCCATCAAATATGGAAATATTCGGTAGGTAATGAAGGAGAATAAATATGCCACATAACCCTGACCATCCATACCTTATTACCCCTGAAAGAGCTTTAAAAGAAGGATTAACTCCTGAATTTGGAGGAACGACTTGGGGGCCAATCAATCCTGATACAGGAAAACCTTGGGGATGGAAAGCATCTGATGATATTTCTTCTAGTTTTGCTTCTCCTTTATACAATCCTCAGCCCGGATTTACAGCAGGGACAGGAAGTATGGGATATAACATAGCACCTGTAGCACAAGGAATAGCTACTTATGATGTCGGAGAACCTTTATCTACTGATATGAATAATCCTTTTAGAGATTATTTACCACAGGAGTTTTTAGAACAAACTCCTAGTGCAGCATATTACAGCTCTCCTGCAGCTTCAGAGTTTTACACTAGGCCATCAGGAACTATTGATCCTAGTAAAAAGAAATTTTATCAGGAATCCTTTCAGGATATTTATAGTGACTATCTTGGAAAATTAGGAACACAGGCAAGAGAAGGAGAAACTCCTGATCTTAGATTTACAGATTATCTATCTCAGGCAAGTCCTTTCACAGAAAGATATTCAGCATTAAGCCCTTATGAAAGAGGAATGAATACTAGGACTTTTGCTCCATCAACTAGATTTATATATTATTAATAAAAGGATTTACTATGACAATGTTAAGTATGCCTTTTACAGGTGATGATGATGCACCAATAACTTTGGAACATGGTGGCATAGGAGGTGGAGAAGGTATAATTGACCCACGAGAAAGGTTTTACTTTCAATGGGATCTATTTAGTCGTCAGAATCCCGGAGCTGATTTTTATAAATTTCGGAATGATTGGTTGGCAATACCTAAGAATAGAGGCCAACTTGAATGGTACAGGGAAGATACATTAGAACATTCTGAGGGAGGATGGAGAAAACAATCAGATGTTTATCCGTGGAGAGATTGGGCAATAGATAGAGAAAATCAAGGAATACAAAATCCTTATCAAATGTGGTCAAATCCTAATTTAGTATCAAGACTTCCTGATGAATATCGTTCAGGTATTCCTGATCCATTTGCTTTTGTAGATTATGCTGCTCAAGGAGCATCACCAACTACTATGGAATATACAATGCACCCTTGGTTTGATATAGCAAAAGATGAATACTTAGAGGCTGCAGAGAGGCAAAAGAATATATGGGAAAGATCAGGACAAACTGAAATGGTACAGGGAAGAATGGCAGACAGAGCTCCCGGATTATTAGCAGGACAAAAAGAACCACCAACTATTAAGCCTATAGAATATGACTTTGAAACAAAACCGGGTTTTTATTATATGAACATTCCAACACTTCCTAATCCTCATCCTAGTGCTAACCCCACTCTTGGCTCTGTTTACAAAACTAAAGATAGTTATGACCAAAGTTATTTGCAACAAAATATACCAAAAATTTCTCAAAGAATAAATTATCAGTTACCTCAACCAAGTCCTTGGAGTGAATTTATGTATATGCCTCAGCTTACAACAGAAAGATTAACTGAAAGAGTAGCAGACAGACCTGATACTTTTTATACTCCTT